TTCGCTATCCTGCGCTTCAGAAATCTTGGCCTCTTTTTCATCAGCGGCCTTCCAGCCGGGGAAGAGAGTGCGTCGCCACTTGGCTAGCCATTCAAAGTCTCCATCGTCTCCGTCTGCCTCGAACGTTACCAGACGATTCTCGCCATTTGCTGAAGCCATAACAGACTGAATGGCTCTCAGCCAGATGAGGTGATAGATCTTCTTGTCTTGTAGCCCCCAGTCCTCACCCTCCGGGAGTTGGGAATTCTCAAAGTGGGTGGGTCGAATGGCTTCGTGGGCTTCCTGGGCCTTTGGCAACTCTGCAGCTGCAGCTGTAGCTGTAGCCTTCTTGGTCTTTGCTACAGTGGCTGGAGCTGCCGGGGCAGTCTTGATATACGTCGGCCCCCATTTGGCAAGAATGACCTTCTTAGCATTTTCAACTGCTTCTTCGCTCATTGTCTCTTGGTCCGTTCGCATATACGTTATGTGTCCAGCTTCATAGAGCTTCTGAGCAATTTGCATTGTCTTCTTCGGGTTGCAATGATACAGATTGCTTGCTTGCTGCTGAAGTGTGCTCGTCATTAATGCAAGAGGTGCAGATTCAGTCCAGGGCTTTGTTTCGGCCTTCTTGACAATTCCGACCTTGCTGTCCTTGTGGTTTTCTAGATAGTTTTGTGCAGATTCTTCGTCGCTAAGCGACTCTGTCATTACGGCTGGCCATTTTTGGCCAGAGGTAGCTTTCTCATTGGTGGACCACTCTCCACTAATGATCCAAGACCCTTCGCTCTTGAAGGTCTCAATGACACGTTCACGCTCAACAACTAGTCGGAGAGCAGGCGTTTGACATCTACCGGCGGAAAGCGCAGGTCCTACGTACGACCAGAGCAGAGGTGAAATTGTGAATCCGACCATCATATCAAGCATTGCGCGAGCCTGCTGTGAATTTACGCGATTCATATCAATCGTCCTGGGATTAGAAACAGCGTCTAGAACAGCATTGCGTGTAATCTCACGAAAGGCTGCACGAGGATTTGTTGCGATATTCAGTTTCAGTAGGACCGCTACAGAGTAAGCAATGGCCTCACCTTCACGGTCATCGTCTGCACAGAGAACAACGGAGGTTGCACCCTTGGCAGCATCGGTGAGCTGCTTAATGGCCTTGGCCTTCTCCTTGATAAACTCATAGGTTGGCTCAAAGTTATTATTAATTCCTACAGCGTCAAGATCGTGAGCCAGTGCTCGGATATGTCCCATCGATGCGATAACAGTATTACCGGGTCCCAAGAACCCTTGAATCTTCTGGCATTTTGCAGGAGATTCAACTATAATGAGCCGCATTAGTGTACGGATGTAAGCTGCAAGCTGCCATTCATTTTTTGGACAATTTCGCAGCATACGGTAGAGTAGAAGGATGAATTTCTTTCTTGTCTATTTAGTTTGTACAGTAGTCCTAATTCTCTTTTTATTCAAAACGTATCGCGTCAATAATGATATTTGTATACTGCTAACGACTACGGTATCTGTTCAGAAGGATATGAAGTTTGTTGCTCAGAGTGATAAGGATGAACGAGTTCAGACCTATTTGAAATCAATTCGTAAATGGCTAGAGAAGACAGACTATAAAGTGGTTGTAGTTGAAAACTCGGGTTATACGTTTGAAGAGTTAAGAAAAGAAAAGATCAAGTACAAGGATCGATTTGAGGTAATCACGTTCACTGAAGAGACATTAAAAGGAGCAGAATATCTTAAGGAAATTAAAAATAAAGGAGATCACGAAGTCTTTGCAATTCAGTATGCATACGAACACAGTAAACTTTTACACGACTCTGATTTTATTATTAAAATAACAGGAAGATACTATGTTCCTGGTCTACAGCCCTATTTACAACGCATTTATCTGAAACAGTATCACGCAATCAGCCAGTATGATTCAGGTCGCTGTGAGCTTATTGGCTGTAGTAATGATGCATTTCCGATGATGTTTGATTTAAATATGGAAGATGAAAAAGGGTACAATCCGCACGCTGAAAGTGTGTATAAGTATCGTATGACAAAAAAAATAGAGTCAAAAGAACTCCTAGTACTTCCTGCATTTATAATTGATCCGACACAGAGGGGAGGTGTTGCAGAAGTCTTTACAGTACTCTAATCTTGCGGAACCGCCTTGTTTTCTTACTAGTTTTACTGTGTTTACGATGTTTACTGCGTTTACGATGTTTACTGTGTTTACGACTCTTTCTGCGACCCCCTGGCATAGGTGTACTAGGAACATCATCATTAAAACTAAATCCAGCAAATTCGTTTCCTAGTTTGCTTTGATATTCCATTTCTTGCGCAAGTGCTTGCTGCTGTTTACCTTGTCTTTCCATTTGTTCAAATAGTTCTTTCATATCTTGTTCGTATGAATGCTTTTCTGATTGTTCGCTAGCAACTTGTTCTGGTTGGCCTTTTTGCTGTCTTTCAAATTCAGCAGCAATTTCTTTAGCATTCGCTTCATTGCGCGCTGCTTGATTTAATGCTTTTCTAACCGATTCGGGTACATTTACAAAATTTTTATCTTTAAAATTTTCTTTTACAATTAAAGCGCTTTTAAGAGGTCTGGATGCACTCATCTAAAATTGACTTAGATTATTTACTTTTGGTCATTAGAATGACTAATAGCAAACAATATTGTGAATACTGCAATCAGCGGTGGAACCCTACAGATCATAAGGACTGTCGTATGATGCATAGACCAACCCGGATAAATACATACTTAAGAATGTTCGTTGGGTCAACCCGAATCTCTACAGTTCGTATTGAGTCAGATAATAGTCTTAGGGAAATAGCTCCGCTCGGCGAATTGTACAAAAATGAGGAAGAATGGAGAAAGAAGTATGAGGATAAGGGTGTCCTAGAGATTAAGAAAGAAACTCGAACGATGCCTTAAACTGCTTAATCAGATTTACCCTAGACTAGACTAGATGGAGCGACCGAATACGTCGTCTGAAGGATCTCTTTATGAGCTTGTCGCTAGAGGCCAAAAAGATGTCTTTTTTTTAAGTCAAAAAGAGGATGCAGTCGTGCCATTTTCTTATACAATGAGTACGTGGCCGGCAACAATTAATGAGACTCGTCAGACACAGGCTCTGAATGCAGTAGACTTTGGCAGATCAGTTGAGTGGGAATTTGAAGTCTTCGGAGATGTTCTGAAATCGGTTGCCTTGACGGTCGAACTGCCTACCTGGCTACCGATCTATTATGCGAATCTGAATAGGACTACGACAATTCGGGATGCAAGTGGCGCTTCGTATGGATACTGCCAAGGTGTCGGAGCATTTCTGTTTGAATCCATACAGTTCTATCAAGATCAGCTACTTCTTCAGGAGTTCTCAGGAGATTTCTTGTATGCGTGGACACACTTACAGGGAACACTAAATCAAGAGGCTCTTGCTCTAAAAGAGTTCGGTGCTCACAATGGAACTGTTTTAGATATACAACACAATGCAACTCCGAATACACTCTATTTGAGACTTCCTTTGATTGGTGCATCACATCCTGACGATGGCGGATTGCCTTTTGTTGCACTTCCGGCTCAGAAGTACAGAGTTCGTTGCAAGCTTCGTAAACTTGAAGATTTAGTTGAGAGTTCAGATCAACAAGTTAAACCGACTCCTTGGACACGAACTGACTTGGTGTGTAGGGATGTCAATAACAATTCATTTCCTGTAGTACCGTTAAATCGTCAGACGATCGGTAAGCCTGTTATCACACTTGAGACAATACAGCAGTATGTACGTCAAGATTTACAGAATGAATTAAAAAAGACAGAGATTCAAATTCCTTTTATAAGACCATTTGAAAATGTACTCACACTCGATCCGAATGATTATGTATCTGTTGGAAATGGAGGAACTTCTTATGTCACCAAGCGTATCGATGGACGCCATCCATCAGAAGGTCTATTGGTATTCTTTCAGTCGCAATATGACGTAGATAGAAATCGCCTTTGGTCTCTAAAGAATCCTTTCAATGAGGGTCCTTTTTACAATTCAATGAAGCTTATTATTGCAGGTAAGGATCGCGAGACTGAATGGCCAGCAGATGTCTGGGAGAACATTTCGCCTGGAACAAAATCTGAAAAGACGTCGGGTCTGAATCTTTCTTGGCTTTCAGTTTCGTATGGTCCTTGCTTTGGCTATAGAGCACCTGAAATAAGGATACCTTCTGGGACAATTAACTTTACGAAGGCTGATCGACCAACTCTGTATATGGATATCATTGATACACTACCTTCTTCAGTATCAAGTCAAAAAAGGACATATGTTCGCGCGATAACAATTGGTTGGGGTCTTTATATTGTTTCAGATGGTCGTGGATCTTTACGATTTGCTAATTAATCCTGACGACGGCGACGACGAGCCCTAGGCTTTACTTCATCATTCTGAGCAACAGGAAGAGTTTCTGCAGCTACATCCTGAGTCGGCTCAATCTCTTCCGTATCCACATCATCTGCTACCTCGTCAACAACTTCCATAGGGACAGGTCCCTCATCGTCGGCAAGCTCACCATTTGTAGCGACATCCTCAGTATCTTCCTCTTCCTGACACTCACACCCTTCCTCACACTCACCTTCCTGACACTCACCTTCCTCACACTCACCTTCCTCGCACTCGCATCCTTCCTCACCCTCCTCACCCTCCTCACCCTCCTCACCCTCCTCGCCCTCCTCACCCTCCTCACCCTCCTCGCCCTCCTCGCCTTCCTCGCCTTCCTCCTCATCTACAATGGCGCGGAGGGCAAAGTGATCATTGATAAGTATGATGCAACGCCAGATCTGATAGGAGACCATATACAGGCAGAATATGATATTGAGGGCTACAAATGGCTGATTGGCAAGAACGGCAACAAGCTGGAAACTCGTTAGAAGTACAAAGATCTTAGTGTGAAACTTGATCATATGATGAGCCTCCTCAACATTCTTAGGAGGATCATCCTCAGTAGGGATAAGATACTCCATTGAACTCATCTTGTCCTGAATGCCTGAAAAATAGCGGCTACTTGCATTCAAATTTAGCCCCACTCAAAAAATTGACTGTTTGCCTTGGTCTACTCCAAAGTATGGCTTCTGATCCGACATACCGTTTGGAGATCGTCGTACTTCCTGAAGGTGCAGAGTTTTATCCTGCAATTGGAACAGTTGAGAATCTGCTCGCTGACAATGCAGGATATGATGTCCGGATTGTTGCTAAGCAGTCCCCAACACCTGTAGCACTACTAGCACCTCTTGGTATTAAGGCCCGAATGATCAAGCGTACTCTTCTTCCTAATGGTGATACCTTTGAGGAAGGGTCTCACTATACTCTGGAACCCCGGTCATCCATCTTCAAGACTGGATTTATGATGGCAAATAGTCGTGGAATTATTGACAAGAGTTATCGGGGTGAACTCAAGGCGCCGATTGTATCAGTAGGATCGCATCTAATGAGTGTTGATGCTGGAACTCGACTGTTTCAGATTCTTGCACCTAATCTGGGTTGGATTCGGCAGGTGGTCTATGTAGATAGCTTGGATGAGACGGAGCGCGGATCTGGTGGATTTGGAAGCACGGGCACCAAGTAGATGGACATCAGTTCCAAAGATAGTTATGGAACGAAGGCACCAAGAGGACAAGCAACAACCCTACTAGATCTAGTAAGTCGTGATGATCAAGATGGACTCTTTTTTCCATTAACGACGAATATCACTCGGTTTTATCGTGGAGAGTTAAAGCAAACCATTCCGTTTTCATCAGTCTTGCGTGAATTCACATTTCTTGGACCTGCTGAGCTTGGTCAGAGATTTACGTTTGAAATCAATAGTTTAGATTGTGGAGATTTACTGCAGGGTCTCTTTATTCAAGTGCAGATGCCATCTTGGTTTACAGGACTTGAGCAGCAGTTAATATCAAGTAATCGGTATCAGTATACGAATCCTTCAGATGTGTGGACGTATATTAATTCATTGGGAACTTCATTGCTTGAAGAAGCAACTCTTGAGGTAAATGATCAGGTGCTTGAGCGCATTACAGGTGATGCGTGTGCAGTAGTGTCAGTTGTATTTCCAGAATTAAATACACAAGTTGGAGGTGCATTTGCAGAG